TTCGGGTTAAAGGTTTGCTTGATACCATCTCCCCACAAATTTAAGAAGTCGGTAGCCGCCGCCACGATGCTCGCGTTAGGGAAGGTGACGGTTCGAGTAGTAGCCGCGGTAAAGCCATCGACCTCAAACCTGAGTAACTTAGAGACATCACTAGATCCCTTAACAATTGGGATGGTGTCTGTAAATGGCGGTGCCGCATCTACCGTGACCGACCCACTGCCATTATCTACAAGGGTCCCGTTGGTTACCTTAATGTTGACCACGCCAGAAACATTTGGGGAACCATCAACCTCTTGCACTGAGAGCGATGAACCTGAGCTTGACCCTGTACCGCCGTTTGCAGTGGGCAATACACCTGACACCGCGGCTGATGAACTCAGGTTCACTGTACCAAAATCAGGTTGGCCGCCCGCTGCTGGGACACGAAAGACCTGGTTAGCCAACCCAACGGAACTAGTCTTTATGGGGAGAGTGCCATTGCCCAGTAGCACCGTATTCAATGTAAACGTAGCTGCCCCTGTCCCACCGTTAGGTACGGTAAGCACGCCTGCAGTGGCCAATGCGGTAAGCGTGACGTTCAACAACTTGTATGTCGGGATCGTACCGCCAGTGAACAAGATGTCTACAACAGAATCACCTACGTAGAAGTCAACATTCCCAAGACTATCAGTGATCATCGGTTGCGACTTGACAACCGTGCCAGTAATGTTATTGTAGACGGTGAATCGTGTACTAGTCCCAGGAGTATAGACGTTAACGTTTACACCTGGTGCTACATCACCATTGGTCTTTCTGACCTGATAGATAAAGTGCTCGTATGTCGCCGCCCAAAGGTTCTCAGGAAATAACAGAACACAGAAGATGGCAAAGAACGAGATTATCTTGGTGGTAATTTTCCTGTTTCTGTATCCCATCCGTTATTGACCTCCTGAATTTTAACTACGTCCTTCTCTCTGGTCCAGTCAAACGATGACCGCTCACCAGAAAACTTGGTATCTGCCAGATGGATCCCGTCCCTAGCAGAAAAGGTTTTGAACACCGTAACTGATGATCCACTCGGAAAGTACTCCTGAGTGAACACATCATTTGGGAATATTGGTTTAGGGAACATATTATACCGGTAGATTGAGCACCATAGTGTTTCTGTTACCAAGACCATCATTCACGCAGGTGATACGGATGGTACCTGGATTCCCCATCGCCTCCATGGTGATTGAGCCAGAACCAACACCTGCCAGAATACCAGCAAGGGCCGCGCCAAGCGCCGACAAACACTGACGGGCGTTTACCCCAGTCTCAATAACTATCTGATCGATGCCATCAGCCTGCAATTCGACGCGACCGGCCGCATCAGTCAACAGCTTATTCGCCGGCGTAACCAATACCGGCAAGTTGTCCTTGAGCAACTGACCATAAGAACCAGCAGTCCGTGCCTCAGCCGTGAGCTCATCATAGAATGCGTTGATAAGTATAACCAGCTGTGCGGCGGCAACCTCAACCTGACCCGCGTTAAGCTGAAGTTCTCCAGCGCCCACACCATCCTTGATGGTAACCACCGGGTAACCAGCCGTGTCGACGCCTGGAATAGTGGTGCCGAACCACTGCCCCACGTTGACACGGAGGTCTCCCAGTGACTCAGGGTAGAGCACAATTACCGGGATGATCGCGTTGACAGAGGTAGTGTTCACAATGACCACCACACTGTCACCGTTCATCTCAGCCGCGGTATAATCAAGAAAATAAGTTCCACTCGCACCAATCTCAGTGGCCTCTGCCGTCATGTCAACGTATGCAGCACCATCAATTGAGACCTCAGAGTCCAGAGCAGTGGCACCAGAGACCAGGGCACCTGCCGTGTCACGAATCTCAAAGTAATGGCGATACGCCACATTTTTACGAGGGATCGGCATTGCGTCGCCAGCTGCCATGGTATTCTCCTATAAGGCCTGAAGAAAGTACTCTAACGTGATCCCCTCACCAATACCAATGTTGAAGGCAGACGAGTCCCCATTTTCATCAATGTGCACCGCCCGTGCTGCCATGTTACCACCAGCTGCCGCGTCAAAAACACCAAGTTCAAAAATATTGAAGGCAGATGCCGCCACGAACTGGACCGTCAGGTGGAGTGTGTCCGCCGTTACTTGTGTTGTCTCAATGATTGCCGTCGCTAGAAATCGAAGAACCTCAGCAAATAATGTCGTCTGCGTGCGAGCCGGGATCGTATCATCGGTCCCGATCGCGAGATAATTAAAGGCACTTAAAGGAACACCATTCCAAGCAGAGACAGACAACCGACGTAAGACGTCTGTCTCTTGGTTCTTGACAATCCAAGTACCCTTCGCAGTGGTAATTTTGAACCAGCCTCTATAATTCATATTAAGCCTTCATGATGAATGCAAGAGCGAAGTAGACTGGAATATTAGGCTGGTTATCTGAAAAATCTTGATGATTATGTCCTGCTGTAGCCACATTCACCGTTGGTACCGTCACGTCCACCGTCACAACCGTCGAGGCCGCGGTCATGGGGCCCATCACATGCGCATGCGTATTAGAACCTGCAATAACACCAGGATCAATACCAGCCGCCGCACCACGAACAAAGTGATCTCTAAGATCAGGGGTGCCCGCCGTACCATCACAAAGCTTATAACCACCCGGGATATTGGCAATAAGGCCTGACCACATGATGATGCCGCCCTGAGGAACCCCAAAGGCTAGGTCATCCCATGAAGCCCCATTATCCCGGAATGCTGCGCCAGTGGTAGAATTAACCCAAACGGCACCAGGGGCATCAGGGTTATTGGCTGGCGGAGCACCCTGATAAAACGGGCGTGCAGAACCCTGACGATGGTATCCAGTCGTTGCAGCGTCTGTGATCGGAAAAAAATGTTCAAGATCAATCCGCTCACGAACCTGCAACTTCATATCACGGATGTCATCGCCAAGCTGATTCGCTAGATCAGTATCGGCCGGGTCATTCTCATTCCATGGTTGACTGAATGCCATGATCTTTACCTAGTCGTTCAGGCCATCTAGGCCATCATTTAGAACACGATTCTCTAACCAATGCTGGGGCTCCGTCTTCCCATCGCTCAAAACCTCAGCGATGCGCTCATACCGGTTGAACCCCTCAGGATTGTCCACACAACCACGAATAGTACATAAAAACATACCATTCTGGAAGACTAACTGAGTAGTCCTCGTCATGATGCCACATCGGTCACAGTTGTGCCACGGAACCCCAATTGCCCCAGATCTGAATGGCATGTTAGTAATTCCCGTATCCAGACTTCTTTGTCGTTTTCTTCGTGTCGGAGCCCTTCTTTCCACCTGCCCTAGGCCCCTTATTCACCCCGGGCTTCTTCTTATTCATGGAACACCTCCTCCTACGAACAGACAATCATCAACTTACCGCTTTGAAGTGTTGGAACAACCAGCCCCTCCACCCAGCCTGGGTCGTAAACCGCTGACTCAAAGTCATTGGCCTCAGACGCCTTAGCATCAAAGATTACGCGGGTACCTGAGGCATTGGTGACAATTGCTTGATGGCCAGCCGTGGTAGCGCCGGTCCAAGTGATGCTGATGACCTTCAACCAGGTTAACCACAGCGGCGTGGCGCCTGGCGTGTCGATCAGGAAATGCCGTGGGCCAATCTGGTTCGCCATGCTCTACTCCTCTTTGGACGGTTCAGGTTCATCAGCCAAAATCTGGGCATTGGCCGAGTGTGCCGGAAAGACATGCAACTTTGCGCACTTCCCGTCGTTTGAAAGTACAAGGGCAGGATTGCCCTCATAATTAATGATCTCTCCCGGTCTGAACGGGAGCTTCTTCGCTGTCGGTTTTGCCATAAGCACTCTCCTTAAAGTAAGGGTGGCAGTTGTCTACCACCCTAAGGGTTTAGGTCCCTGCAGAGCCCCAGGTACCGGGCCAATTGGACGCACCATCTGAGGCACGGTAGAATGCGACGTGCTTCAGTGACCTGGTGTCGAAGTCATCGGCAAAGTCCTCATCAAGCGGGTGACGATCGAAGTGATTCAGCTTGTGGCGAGACTTCTCCCCAAGACCGAACCAGGCCTTCGTTGACGTCAGGTACCGACCGATGAAGGGTGACAGACCCTTGTTGTTGACGACATTCACGGTGTTCTCCGCGGTGTACGGCTTCCACTCGGAACCCAGAATCTCCTCAATGACCCACCGCAATTCCGGAGGAACCACGATGGTGTTGATCTGACACTTCACCAACAGGCCTCGGCCATCGATCATGCGCTCGCACTGGTTGATCATCAACTGCAAACCAGAGTAGCTCAGATCAATGTCAGTTCCAGGACGATTGGGGTAGGTGCCCTGGGTGTAGACACCGACGCCCACGATTGAGGCCGGAACAGCCACCGTCGCTGGCAATCCACCCAGAAGTGGGTGTGCTGCGTTGAACAAAGAAACACCGTCCACCGTGATCTGCGTGGTGAACCCAAGGTTCAATACGTTCCAAGCATTGGTTTCCTTGGTGTGCATCGCCGTGCGGGCAAAGTTCATCGGAACCTTTTGGATGATGCCATACTGATCATCTTCCAAAAGCTCAAATGAGTACCGCACACCCTGCCCAAACGTCGAGTGGGTATAACGATACGAACCGCCCTGGATCACATCGTCGTAGTTGATCGGTTGACCCTCTGGCTTGGTAGTCATCGGGCCAAGGCCAGCGAACTCAACATCGTCCTCGAAGGCCTTGTCAGACGTCGGAGTATTAAAGATCTTGTCGTACTCCGAGTCCCTTGCTTCCAGCTGAGTCTGCTGGTCCATCAACTCATGGATACCAGGCGCCATCAGCTGGGCATAGTTTCCGCGTGTCATCATAGTACTATGCACCTCCCATCTGGGCGGCCGCATCGAGGAATCGGAAAAACTCCCGCCCACCGTTGCGACCAGCATCACCGGCATAAACCCCGGTCACTACGATGCTGTCTGTTTTCGTTTTGTCGATGTACCAGTACCCGTTGGAATCCTTAGTCAGGCCGTAGGACTTACCCACGTCCGTCTCCAAGGCAGCGACCGTATCCAGCACTTGGGCCTGGAATTCGGTGGTGTTGTCAGCAAGCTGAACACCGATCGACCCATCGTTGATGGGCGCCCCGCGAGGGATATTTACTGCTAAGGGTTGGTTTTGAACCTCCCCGAACGTCAAGGTCTCCTTGACGCCCACGGTGGTCAGATTGGAGGCGGGCTCAATGGCAATCCCAGCAACCTTGCTAGTTGCCACTACCCCCGACCATTCTGCAACCCCGCCATCAACGGCATTATCTCGAAAGACAGGGGTCCCAAACTTGAATGTTTGAGCTGCCTTCTCTTGATAACGACGGATGGATGGCTGACTATCAGTGGTGGTTCTTGCTACCACGATAGGTACGGCTTTACCCGCCATGAGAGTGGTCTCCTTTCACTAAGATCTGGTAACTGTATGAGTTACCGCTTGATTGGCATCGATTAGCCGATCAAGTTGCGCCTGGTCGGGCGCAAAGGGGGTAAGGTGCCCGCCTGACCGCTTCATCAGCCCCTTCATCTCCTCCATGGCAGCTTCTGCGGTCTGACCAGCCGCCATCTTGGTACGGAGGACTAGGGCCTTCATCGCTGAAGCATATCGAGCCTCAGAGATCTTCATCAGCACAACGTCACCGTTTAAGAACTTACCTTCCTTATTCGGCTTGATCGTGCACTCAACATCATTCTTATTCGCAAACTGATAGCCCTCTGCCTGGGCACCATACATCATCGCGCCCTCTTTCGCCTTCCAGTTGACCCAACGACATCTGATCCCAGGTACCAGATATCGTACATCAAAGGTCGCTGGAGGCATGAGGTCCTCAGCAATGATGTTCTCGTCTGTCAGAAACTCAAGCTCCGAACGAGGAGTGAAATACTTTTGAACCGGGCCCTCTGGCGCCAGTTCCTCAACTTTATTTTTGTCTTCAGCCAATTTACACCCCCACGGTCATCTTAGATTTTTGAGCCAGATACTTCTCTGGCGTAACACCAAGCTGTTTTGCGATCTTGAGCTCCCGGTCAGAGAGCTGCTGTTGCGCCGTCTTTGGCGCGGGCGGGTCGCTCGGGCTGGATGACTCAGAATACCCTGGAACCATAGAGGGGTCCCTTGCGTAATCCTGCACATGACGCCCACGCACGCGCTCAATGATGATCTCCCACGTCGCTGGGTCCATGAGATACATCGGATTCAGTGGGTTGGCAAGCTCATCAATCTCGGTACCCCACTTCTTGAATTCACTTGCGTACTTGACCTTCATCTGCTCTTTGATCAGGTAAACCTGCGTCTGGGTCGTGGCCTGCACCAGTGGCGCGGCCCTCTCAGCAAAGGCGGCATCTGGGTCCGTCCACCACTTGCTGCGCTGATCTGCCGGATTCGGTGGGGTTGCCGGTTGATTGACCGGCTTAGCAGGGGTCAGTTGCGCAACCTTGTTCAGAAGCGCACTGTTAGTGGCCTGATATTCCCGGTTCTGAGTCTCTAACAGTTTAATCTTCTTCTGCTCCTCCGTCTCTGCTGCGGGTACTGCTGGGGCGGCCGGTGTTGGGGCCGCTGGGTTTGTCGCCGCTGGTGGGGAGCCCTGCGGCATATTTGGCGGATTCGCGTTGTAAAGCCTCAAGTTCTTCATCGTATACTACCTCCGGTCTTCTAGATTGGTCCTTCTCTTCAAGAGCTATCTTGAAGTTCTCCATTAACTTTCTGAGGTTCTCCTTAAATCCCTTAACCTCTCTAATCACCTGTAATGCGCCTTGTGCCTTAAAGATCTCAGGCCGAAGGTGGGATCGCTCCAACGTCCGGCGGGACCTGCTCTCCAGGTGCCCCAGGAGGCGGAGGAACAGGAGCCATTCCTGACTGTTGAGCAAAAGGGACAACCTGTCCTGGTTGGCCAGAAACTCCTTGGCCAGGGGCTCCAGCTGGGACATCAGCTCCTGGTAACTCGAGTCTTGGGAGGATGCGTTCGGTGTCTCCATTATCAAAGCTCTTCAAAATATTGTGGAAGAGGACCTTGCTCCCTTTATAGATGCTCATGAGATAGTTCTTGAGCGTCGGGTCCTTGATGGTCATAATCATCTTGACCAACTCAATGGATTGTGTATAGTACGTGGTCATCGTTTGAGCAAGCATGGTGGCATGCTGACGTTCGACCTCACGATTCACCGACGCGTTGCTGCAGGTCAAGTCCATCTGCAGCTGGTTGTACATCGCAATGCTCCGCGCAATCCGAATCATCCGCGCTGGATCAAACTTCTGACGAAGACGCTCATGCACGCCCCCGAGCGCGTATGACTTTAGAGCAAGACGACCTACCCTGGTAACTGCCGCGCGCAGATCCATAATGTTGAGATCTGTTCGCATGTTACCCTCTTGAAGCATGGATAGCGTACCTGAGGCGGAATAGACCCCACGCTTTCCTCCCATCGCCCCTGCACCGTAGCCGATCATCGGCGGGCTGACACCTGACCTTCTCTCCGCAAGATCAAGTGCAACGCGCTCCTCCTCAAATTCAAAGGTTGATTCACGGCCCATCTGTTCTACCCGGATATCATCCAGGCTGTCGACAAACAGTGGTTTATTGGGAAATAGTGGGAAGCTAAGGTCCAACATTGAATCCTTACGGGCCACGATGACATTGGTGTTGGCCGCGGTGGCTCGATCACGCCGCTGGTTATGAATCGTGCTTGCCTCCTCCTGCGATTGCTCAAGCAGTTCCGCGAATCCACGACCATGCCACATGTCATCACGTGGGAACAGCTTGCATCCGATAAACACATCTGAGAGATCATCGCCAGTATTATACGGGTTATAGATCTTTCTGACGAAGCTGTCCGACTCAATATGATAGGTGACGCATAATGAGTAGTACCTACCATCAACCAGTGGGTACTTATCAATCCAGCACTCATAGAACGTCAACCGATCTGCCGGCAATGAGACGATGCCGGTGTTCTCCTCCTGCTTAACCTCAATATTGGTTCGATTGCTGAGGTCAGGTCTTGTGTACAATCGTTTGATCACGTCGAGATCATAGAACCCCTGGTATGCGCGTAGGAGCGCGGTCTCCTTATGGAGGCGAACCCGGTGTACCTTCATGATCGCATCCTTAAAGTCCTGCACCCCCAGAGGCCACATCAAGAAGTCCGTGAACAACGTCTTCATCGGTTTGGGTCCGTCGTAGCGCACCACCTCCCTTTCTGAGATCTCATTCGGCGTTGACGAGGGCTCAACCACGATGGTGTGGTCAGTAACGTAGGGCACCTTGGCCACCGACGAGCCCAACTTAACGATATCGAATAACCAATCCTTGATCGTTTGGTACAATGCAAGCTCAGACTCGTCCAACGCGGTGTGCTTCATGAAATCTTCCAGGTCCTTCTTAATGTGTTCTGGAAGTTCACCAAACGCGGTAAATGTAAACAGCGGATCGGTCTTAAAGATAAGTGAGAGGATGCGCGCCACGAGGGTGTCAGTGTGGATGCCCACCAACTGAACCACGAAGTTACTAGCTCGGTGCCATGGGAAGCTCTTCACCTGCTCAAAGGGCTCCCCGTTGTAGATCTTACGCCAGCGCGGGACATGCTCCGTGAAAAGTGTCTGAGTCCCACGGATCGCTAGATCAAGGTTCGTCCGAACGTAGTGCTTCAATTCACGCTCGCGTTCCTCGCTTATACCCTTGATGGGAATGGCTCGAATCATTATAGCTCCACAATCGTGTAGTACACGGTCACCTTCAGCGTGTTGGCCGCGTTGCCGCCAGTGAAATCCGCTGAGGCATCTGAATAAACCCCAAGATTTTTATTCACTACTTCAGCTTGGCTAGGGAAAGCATTTTGAGCGATATCGATGAATGTAGCTCCCCAGAAACTCGATCTCAATTGAGGTGTTGTTGTGTCCAATGTGCCTGTCGTGTTATAACCAACCCCCAGACTTGCAGTTCCAGGTGGAATATTTATGGCAACCAGAATGTTTCCAGGCGTTCCAGGAAGCGTGTAAGCTCCGGCTGAGGTATTATAAGAAAACGTGCATCCGACGAGCTGTATGACCTTATTCGCGCCTGGAGGTGGGACTATCTCAACCGGAATAGTCGGCAGTGCCTTGATCTGGGCATCGGTTAGTATAATTTCAGCCTTTTGTAACAATGAAACACCTCCTTCATTACCGCCCAAACCACCAATCTCAACACCCATAAATCACCTCGTCAAGCCTTAAGGCCAGAAATTTGGATGGTCTCCGCGGCGGAGCCATCCACCGTGATTGTCTCGATGATGACTGGGTTAGACCGATTCACCTCTGAAAGATCAATCTCGGCAAACGGACATGACGTTGCGCTTGCCGGTGGGACCGCCACCATCATGGTGACCTCACCGGTCATTGCCTTATCACCCACAAAGATAAAGCCAGCATTCACCCGACGTTGTGAGATGATGATCGTATCATACCGCTGGCCCGCGATGAGCGGAAAGGCGACCACCAGTCGAATTGGCACGCCTGGTGTTAGGAGCAGACTACCGATAAATTCAAGCACGGTTAACCCCCATCAAAATTCCACCTTAATCCTTGTAGTACCCATGCCGATGGCCAACATGGCCTGAACAAGTTGTCTAACCGGGGTAAAGAGCATGATCTCGCCACCCGTGAAGTAATCAGATGAGATCAACTTTAACTGGGCCCCTGAGATGTTCACGATCCAGCTACGACCATCCACCGTGTCAGTCTTCCACCTGTGCTTACCAGGTTCAAGAACGATTGGGGTGATGTTGATCGCAATCAAGGGCACCTGATTATTCCAGAGACCCACCTGCTTGACAAAGTCAGCCGCTAGGCCAGATGAGACAAAGTCCGCCACGAAGGGATCAAACGTGTGCCTATACATCTAATACCTCCGTGACGAACCCAGTGACCTACGCCGGACGGGCGGTAGACCAACCAGCCTCAGTGGCGTTCGCTGCCCACATGATGCCGGCCGCAATCGTCAGGACAGCCGCCTCGTTGGTGGCGTGGGCAAATCGGCACCCACTAACCAATCCGGTGGAACCTGCCGCGTCAAGCAACAGGAAATCAGTAGGGGCAACCGCCGACTCATCCTTGTCATGGAAGTTGTCGATGAGCTCGGTGTTTACGTTCTTTCCAGTTGCACCAGTCCCGCGAAGGTGGGCGGTGACGATGTTGTGGAAACGTGACCTACGGATGAGCGTCTGGGTTGGGAACTAGGAGACCCCACCGACGAAGTCGACCCCAACAGCACACCAACAGCACTCACAATCATCGAACATGATGTCACCGGTCCCAACAATCTTCACGGCAACACCATCCGGGCCCTCAAGTTTACAACGATATGCCCGGAACCGAGCAATCTCATCCCCTAACTGGAGGGCATAGTCCGCAGTGCCCTTGCCGGCGACGCCCACATTGATCAGTGTGACGTCATCAGCCTCGATTGAGAGACCAGGGTCATTCACCCCACCCGGCTCAATAAAGGCCGAGCCTCGACCACCGAGATCAAAGCCATAACCGATCAGTGAGACCCCTGACTTGTCAAGCACCAAGCCGGTTTCCTCGAACCGCTGCGGTGCCAAGAATGCGACATCATTTGGCTGGATCACGTTGAACAGCTCTTCCAGCGTCTCAATCTGTTGCCCGGTACCAACGTACCAAGCAGTTCTTGCGAATGGAAACCCAACCTGGGTCGGGACGCTCTTAACCTCGAGCACCCCAGTCAGGGGGTTGGGAACCAGACTAGGGAACGTTAAAGGGTTTGAACTTGAACCCATGTCTTTCCTCCTTGGCCGGTGGCCAGTTACTGATCACGAAGATTGGTGGGTGGGCGGCCAACCCGCTCAGTGGCCACCGTGTTACTAGGGGC